AGTTGGCAAACCATATGTTGTGATTCAACTGGAACAAAGTTAGCTGCGGGTGTAAATGGTGGTAGCATTTATACGGGTAGTTTCAATGGTACTACTTGGACATGGACTCAACAAACATCAGATGTAGTTTCGGGGAATAAAAATTGGCGATCCATATGTTGTGATTCAACTGGAACAAAGTTAGCTGCGTGTGCAAATTTTAGTAACATTTTTACTAGTTATGGAACTTTTGATACATGGACTGAACAAACAAATGTGGGATCCACCCAATTATGGCAATCCATATGTAGTAATTCAGATGGTTCAAAGTTAGCTGCGTGTGTGGAAGGTGGTTATATCTACACTGCAAATAGTTCGCTTTTATGTTTCAACAAAGGAACCCAGATTCTTTCTGTTGATAACCAATACATCCCCATTGAAAATTTAAAGAAAGGCGATTTGGTCAAGATTTATAAATCCGATGGCTCACACGTTTACAAAAAAGTTGACTTAATTGGTTATAATACTATGATTAACGATCCGTTAAAAAATAATAGATGCATGTATCGTATGATTAAAACAAAAAAAAATAAATTAATAGACGATTTATTGATAACGGGTTATCATTCAGTGTTGATTGATAATTTTAGACATTTGAAGAACGAACCTTCTCATAAAATAGAAGATAAATGTTTACGATATGCTTTTATGTGTAGTGATTTTGTTCCAGAAAATAATACGAATACATACACTTATTATCATTTAACATTGGAAAGCGAAGATGAAGATGAACGATTTGGAATTTATGCAAATGGATTGCTGGTGGAAACAACATGTAAAAAATATTTTGAAAAGGCAACATTATTAAAAATTGAAACAGATTAATTAGAAATACATAACACACCATCAGAAAGAATATTATAATACAACAATGGAAAGATCGGAAAACATCGTACCATCAGAAAACATCGTACCATCGGAAAACAAATTCAATGAAAGATATGTGTTGGTATTTGATTTTGAGACGTCTGGTTTACCCAAAAATTCTTGGGTGGATTATGAATTAGAACCCACTTTTAAGAATGGAATGCTTTTTGGAAAATCCGAAGAAAAAGATTATCCTTATGCGATTCAATTGTCCTATATTTTGTATGATAACCTAACAAATAAATCCAAAGTTTTTAATGAAATAATAAGATTGCCAGATGGTGTTGACATTGAACGCGATAGTTATCTAATCCATAAAATTTCATTGGCAACGACCCAAGGAAAAACCAGAGCGGTTAAAAGCAGAAAAACGAGAAAATATCATTATGAATACAACTATACCATCGATAAAGTATTACACAAGTTTATGTCTGATTTTCAAAAAGCAGACATTGTTGTTTCACATAATGTTCAATTTGATAAAAATATGATTCTTGTAGAGATGGATAGATTGCGAAAAATGTCAGATGCGAAATATAATATATTTAATGATTACATTCATGAAATATATCAAAGTAAAAAATTTTATTGTACTGCATTAAATGGGAAAGCCGTTTGGAAAAATATTGGAATAAATTGTAAAGGGTTATCTTATTATAAGATTCCTAAATTATCTATATTATATCAAACACTGTTTGATGCATTACCGGACGAAGAAAAATTACATAACGCATTATACGATGTTGTTATTTGCATTCGTAGCTTTTATATGATGAGATATAAAATAGATATTATTGATTACAATAGAAAAATCAGAGAATTGATTTGAAATTACCATGTGAATGAATATGAACTGGAGGTAACCTTTCTTCGTCTACGCGATTTGGATGATTTACGGCAAAAATTTCTCTTACTTCCATTTGTATATTTGCATCCACTTGTTGAACGACACGACGAACTGGATAAACCAACACAATGACTTTCTTTTTTAGCTTTACGACCTTTTTTATTGGTAGCACCTTTTGGACGACCGCGAGGCATTATATATTAATCGTATATTATAATGGTTTACTAAATAGTATTGTTAAAAATGTAAAAATAGCTAAATAAGGAATTTTTTTTATCAAAACAAACATGAAAATTTTTAAATTCATATTTTTTTCTGGTTCAAAATATCTCCCTTTGAATCCACACAATTCATTATCTTTTCTTGACAAATCAGCATAATCGTAAATTATGTTACCCGAATAAATGTCTTTAACACCCGTTTTTTGACATTTGTTTAATGTTGAAGTAAATTCGCCAGTATAATATTCAGGTTTATAAAATTTACAATTTTTACAAGAAGGAATATTTCCGTTTCTTATTATTTTATCTGAATTCGCCAACATAAACAATAATAGTTTCATTTCTCTTCATAATCATCATTCTTTTATATAATTATAATTATATGCATATTTCATTTCTCTATTGCTCCAACAATATTGAAAAAGTATAAAAGGATGATTACAATCCGTAGAACATTCAATTTCCATCTTGTATAAAGATTATATTTGTAATTAATATTTTAATCATATTTGTAATTATAAAAAAAATAATAACAAACTTTAATTAAATTACAGAAAAACAACAATTATTTCAAAGAAATATCATTCAATCCTAAAATATTTTTCAATCCATCAATTTTAAGTGAATCATAATAAGTACGCAAAGGTTCGATCATCCAACTTGTCTTTGAAGATATTATAAGTGAACTATAACTTTAAAAAACTAAAAAAAATGTTATTTTAAGCAGAACAATTATCACATTTTTTCTCTTCTTTTTCAGGTTCAATCGTAAATTGTTGTGCTTGATGTTTTGCTTTTCTACGCAAATAATAAATTCCTGTTTTTAATCCTTTATTCCAAGAATAAAAATGCATAGATGTCAAGGAAGAATAAGAAGGATCTTCTATCCAAAGATTTAAACTCTGACTTTGACAAATGTATGCACCTCTATCTGCAGACATGTCAATTAAATGTTTCATTGGAATTTCCCAAACAATTTTATATTTATTTCTAATATTTTTGGGAATAGATTCAATATGTTGAATGCTGCCTTTATTTGCAATAATATTATTTTTCATTTCTTCATTCCATAATTCCAAATCAATCAATTCTCTCATTAGATATTTATTTGGCAAAATAAATTCTCCTGCCAATGTTCTTCTACTATAAATATTACTCGTAAATGGTTCAAAACATTCATTGAATCCAAGAATTTGAGAAGTGCTTGCCGTTGGCATTGGTGCTACAAGTAGAGAATTACGAATGCCAAATGTCATTATATTATTTCTTAGTTTATCCCAATCATATCTATTAGATGGCGTAATACCCCACATATCAAACTGAAAAATACCTTGCGAAATAGGCGAACCAACAAAAGAACTATAAGCTCCACAATGCAATTGCATTTCTGCCAAAATAATTTTATGGTTTCCAATGGGAGAATTTAAAAAATAACTCAAGTCTTTATAATAATCATCTTTCTCTACTGTTTGAAAAAGATATTCCAACTTATCAGAAAAAATATTCTTTATTTCATTGATAAATTCTAATCGTTGTAGAGAAAGTTCAAAACTGGATTCTAATGACGCGTGGTAAATTGTTTCAAAAATCATTTTATTGATTTCTTTTGCTTCTTTGCTATGAAATGCAATATCCATTAAAATAAATGTATCAGCCAAACCTTGAACGCCAATGCCAATCGGTCTATGAAGAAAATTACTTCTCTTTGTTTTTTCGGTAGGATAAAAATTAATATCAATAATTTTATTCAAATTACATGTAATAACCTTTACGATTTGATGTAATTTTTCGTAATCAAACAATTTGGTTGTTGCATTCACAAAAGAAGGTAAAGCGATACTTGCTAAATTACAAACGGCGGTTTCTTTATCATTGGAATATTCAATGATTTCTGTGCATAAATTACTGCTTTTAATTGTTCCTAAGTTCTTTTGATTGGATTTCATATTTGCAGCATCTTTATATAACAAATAAGGTGTTCCTGTTTCCATTTGTGAATCTAAAATTTTAAACCATAATTCTCTTGCATCTATTTGTTTACGAATATATTTTTGATTGGATTCGTATTGTTCATACAATTGTTTAAAATTTTCTCCATACACATCAGACAGCCCAGGACATTCATCCGGACAGAAATAACACCATTTACCATTTGCTTTGACTCTTTCCATAAACAAATCAGGAATCCACAAAGCATAAAACAAATCTCTTGCTCTCATATCTTCATCTCCGTGATTTTTTTTCATTTCCAAAAAGAATTCTATATCTGGATGCCATGGTTCCATATAAATGGCAAAGGAACCATTTCTTTTTCCAGATTGATTGATAAATCGTGAGGTGTCATTAAAAACTTTTAACATGGGAACGATTCCATTGGATCTCCCGTTGGTTCCTCTAATAAGTGAATTTTTACATCGGATATTATGTATATGCAATCCGATACCGCCGGCATATTTAGAAATTTTTGCACAATCTTGAAGTGTATTAAAAATTCCTTCTAAACTATCTTCTTCCATTGCCAACAAATAACAAGATGACAATTGAGGTTTAGATGTTCCGGAATGGAACAAAGTAGGTGTTGCGTGAGTGAAATATTTTTGAGACATCAAATCATATGTCTCTTTGACTTTTATAAAATCATTGCCGTGGATTCCCAAAGAAACACGAAGCCACATATATTGTGGTCTCTCTACTATTTTATCATTGATTTTAAATAAATAAGATTTTTCCAACGTTTTGAGTCCGAAAAAGTCAAATAAATAATCTCTTTCATTGACAATCATTTCATTCAAAATTTCGGTGTTGTTTGCAACAATTTCCCACAGTTCAAGAGAAATTAGAGGAGACTGTTTGTTGTTTATATCTCTATATTCCCAAAGTTCTCTCATCACTTCAGAAAAAGAAGATTTTGTATTCTTATGATGATTACTGACAAATATTCTTGAAGCTAAAACACTATAATCTGGGTGTAGAGTTGACAATGCAGCACATTGTTCACAAGTCAATTCATCTATTTGAGATGTAGAGATTCCATCATATAATTGGTCAATTACTTTAATAGTTAGAGAAGAATAATTGATTTCAATATTGACTTCTTTTCCTTGTTTTTTTATTCTATTTAATATTTTATCAAATAGAATAGGTTGAATTGTTCCATCTCTTTTTTGAACACACATTTCTTTAGACATAATTCACTATATACTGGTTTATTTTTTAACTTATTTAGAAAAAATATAAATTATATATATTATATATATATGTACTTTGAAGATAGAAAAATTGATGAATTGTTTGAAATGTTATTTTATAGTAGAAATAATAATAATACACCTAAAAAAATATATATTAAAGAAATATGTCAGAAATTAGCTGATGCTAATACCTCCACCGACGTGCCTAAAGAATTAATAAATATTGATAATATAATGAATACAGGATTATATGTTAAACAAGACAGAAATACAGATACCAACTTTATTTCTTTTATAACAGTTTGTAATGAAATACTTGATAATGATAAATTGCCATTAGACATAAAATATATTAAAATTAATTCATTATTTTCAGAGTTTTCAACAAGTACTGATGTCGATACACAAAACAATTTTAAAAAATATTTAGTTAATTTGAGATTCATTTGTTGTCATAATCACAATATTTTAAGAGGTGAATTGTTTAACACATTAAAAATATTGTATAAATTAATTTGTGGATGTGATCAGGAATCTATTATAACCGCTACCGGTGTTGGTCCAGTAACCAGACGTATTTTTATGAATACGGCTAAGAAATCGACCGAAATGTTACAAAGTATGTCAAAAATGGCAACAATTATTCAACCCACTACGAATGCAACATCAGATGATATTGTAACAAACCCTATGGTTGCGACGCAAGATGAAATAGTAAAACATGTAGAAGTAAAATATGAAAAAGATGATAACAACACAATTAACATATCCAAAACGAAGTATGGTTTACCACCGATACGATATGAGGAAACATACAAAGCGGTAAAATTACCAATAATATCGGGATTATACGATTTTGATAAAAAATATCAATTTATAATAAATGGTACATCGGTTTCACAGGAAATGGTAAATAATGTTACAGACCATTTTTTATTACATGCCAATAGTAATACGTCTTTTGATACTGAAAACTCTTCTAAAACTGATAGGATATATAAATTAATTATTAATAAGTTGGAAGACGATTATTTGTTAAGACCCGAAATTAGCGATATCAACATCACCATTCTTAAAGGTATCTCCCTTGACACTCGTGAAGAACAAAAAGAGAAACTAATAAAAAAAAAAAAAGAAGAATTTAATAAAAAAATAAGAGACACTATATATTCTCTTCTTAAGAAGCAATTATTCGAATATATTAATTGTATAAAAAATAATTTCATAATGTTTGAAAATTTATATGAAAGCGGGTTTATAAGTGCTGTTGATTACGACGACCAAAGTCAACACGATAATTCTCAAATGATAGATGCAATTGAACATACGTTACTTATTAAATCTATTGACAATTCAGTAAAAAGTCAAATGGATTTTTTTAGAATGACGTCCATAAATGATGCCAGTAAATGGGCTGTGTCTGGTGGCTCAGATACATTATATTTAGGTCATATGTTAAAAGCAATGGGTGTATGGTTTACTCCTTTTACATATGGAGTCTCTTTCGTTGCAGGATTTATAGGTTCAAAGATAATTGATTATGCACTGTCTAAAATAAATAAAATAAGTTTTGTGCAAAAATGGAATGAGGATAAAATATTTATGGGTAAATATACTGAAGTAAATACTAACTTTGGAGAATCAATTGAAAGATTAAATAAACATTTATATAAACATAAAATGGTAATTGTAGGAGAGCCCGAGAGTTGTAGTATAAAAGATAATAAGAGATATAAGTTATTTACTACAGCAGATAAATTTCAGAGAGAATATTTTGATAAAACATTAAAATATTATGATACTCCAATAAATAAATTTAATAATTTTATGAATATATATTTTTTATTATATGAAAATATTGAAGAAATAAAAGAAAGACAACAACAACGTGAAAAAGCAGAACGAGAAGCAGCAGCAGAACAAGCAGAACGAGAAGCTATGGGAGAACAAGAACATATAGGAAGACTAGCAGAACGAGCAGCAGCAGAACGAGAAGCAGCAGCAGTAGAACAAGCAGAACGAGCAGCAGCAGAACAAGCAGAACGAGCAGCAGCAAGAGAACGAGCAGCAGCAGACCAACTAGCAGCAGCAGCAGATCTAGAACATATAAATAAATTGATCGACGCAGAGCAATTGGTGAAGAGTGAACTCAGTGACCCTGACAAAATTCGTCATGTATGTAACATATTAATAACGTGTGTAGGTCGAAACAGACAGTTAGATACGTCCATCAAGAGATTGTTTTCATATAATTCTAATAATAGTTATAATGTTGAATTTGCAATTAAGATAATTAATAATATATTATTGTATTATGCACAACGCGATAAAGAAGAATTACGATATATGATAAATTTATTGTTTCTTGTAGATGATTGTAATAATGTTAATATACAAAATTTTTTTGATTATGTAATTAATCCCTTCGTAGACCCTACGGGTCAAATCATTGACATCCCTTATCAGGTGAAAAAGAGACAAGAACAAGAAAGAGAATCACTACCGAGCGTGGGACGGATTTTGCGAAGTCGTAAAGGTGGTAATAAAACAAGAAGGCATCATAAATTAATAAACAAAAAAACGCATCATCGTCTTATTAGAAAATTGAATACACATCGCTATAGAAAAATGAATAATATAACCAGACGACATTCATAAATTATGATTTTGTATTATTATTTTACATTAATAAAATAATAATAATATATATGTTAAAAGATTATTATGGGTTTATATCTCTTATTATTATTTTACTGATAATAATGTTGCTTCCTTTAGCAACGGTTCCTCTTTCTTCATGTAAATGTAACGAACATTTTGAAAATATAGGTTCTACAGAAACGCATTTATTAAAATCTTATCCTGCAAATAAGAGAAAAACAATTGACAGCGATAATTATTCTCATAATTGGAAATATTATCCAATGACAACTATGGGATCATTTGATCAGATAACCAATAATTTTAAATATTATAGAAATCCAGATAACGGAAAATGTGTTCCTGCAGAATTATGTGGCATTTTTTATAATGATAAAAACATCAAACCCAATATAAATGTAGTAAAACCGTTACCTCCTGTTTCAAATAATTCAGGAACACGAATCGGATATTACAAAACAAATGATTTGTCCGAAACAGATGTTGGTTCACTACTTGCATTTTAACTTATAACATTTCTTGATTTAGGTTTTCTATGTTCAAACCCATCTATTCTTTCTTTCTTTATGATTTCCCAAAAATGACTCATAATAGGAATCATGTTTTCAAACCAAAATTTATTTCTTTTTACTAAAACACAACTGATTTCATTTAATTTCCAATATATTTGTTTTATCCAAATATAATGTTCATTTTCTTTTAGAATTTCTTCTATTTTTGCATTAGACCATATATCAAACTCTTGATACGACATATTCATATCCGAATAAACATAAATAGGTTTTCCAGAAATAGAATCTGAAAAAAATAATGTGATTCCTTTTCTTTCTCCTTCTCTACTTATAAAAATATTATCATCTGAATCGCGAAGAAATTCAATTTCATCTGTATATTCTATGAATTTTGTTTCCAAAAAATCACACTCGTCTATATCAAATGTTTCCATTTGTAACTGCATTTGTATCCAATATTCTTTTTTAGGAATTCCTGTGATTTCTCTATTTACTATATTTTTTATTTCTAATAATCGTCCAAACCGGTTGGATGAAAGATCTACATTAATTCCATCTGGCGAAGCCCCCAGAAAAGAATATTTATTGTGTCTCAAACATCCGTATTCTTTAATTTTTGTTTTGTAAATAGTTTCATAAATGAGAATAGATAATGGTTCGTATTTTTGTCCCCAATGTAGAGAACTTTCGGTATTCACATGATTATTATTATCATGATTTTTAGTGATACATTTTTCATAAATTAATGAATTTTGTTGTGCTTGACTTTCAAAAATTTTGTATGCATTACTTGCAGTTAATAAATTATTTCTAAAATCATACCATTCTGGTGTTTTTTGTGTAGGTTGTTCAATATTATTTATTTTTTCTAATTTATCATTGATAACCATTTTTTCTTCCATAGAAACTTCTCTACAATAAGTATCTTTTTCTTGTCTCGAAGGATATATATTTTCATAAAAAAAAGGTAAAGATTCCTCAATTAAATCCATAATGTATTCTTCATCATCACTACATGTAATATCAAATAAAGAAAAAATATCATCCATCATAATTTCTTCAAAATTTGGTTCACTAATTACAGAAGGATTCAAATCCAAATAATCATTATATAATTGCAATAAAGCAGAGAAATCATCATCCATATAATTCATTAATATAAATACCATTTTTTATTTATATTAATTTATGTTTCATAGTAGAATTTTTAGAAGGAGGCAAACTTTTTAATGTATGTATGCGATTCTTGTCTATTTTTAGATGAAACGTTTTTGTTTCTTCGTTATATGTCAGCGGAGGTATATCTTTGATTTCTTTTGTGACCTTGTCATACGTGACATCTTTTACTCTTTGCAATTGTTTATTATCCAACGATTCTTTTAAGAAAGAAGTTAATGTATTGAATAAATCTTCATCCAAATGATTTGCTTCTATATATTTTTTTGCAAAATTTATCAGCTTTTTATATTTTGTATTATTATCTATTTTTGCCCAATTTTCATTCAAATTTTGTAAATTATTGTCTTCTAAAAATTTATCCAGACTATTAAAATCACTCACATTTGCAGAATCAATAATAATATTTCCACCGGATAACATGGATTTATATTGAATGTTTTTTAATTCAACACATTCGTCTGATTTAGATGTCATTTTACTTATATAGTAGAGATAATCTTATATCTTTATAAATAATATATAAAGAAAGAATATATAATAAGAGGTTATCTAACAAAATTATATACTATACGGTTTTGAATTATATCTTGATTTAGATTTAGATTTCATACCCAAAGTTTTTCTTCTTTTTGAAGAAATTCTTTTTGACGAAGAAAAAGTTTCGAATTGTCTTAAAGTACGATGAGATATATTACATCTTGGATGATAATATAATATTGTATCATAAATAAAATGGCGTTTTAAATACTTACTTGTAAGTAGGTTAATAATATTAACTTGTTCTATTGTTATTGGTTTTGTTTTATTTTTAAAATAATCTCTCTTTATAATTGTATAAATTTTATTTATTGAATCATTTATATTAATATCTGCATCCATTTCAAATGCTTTTTGAAATGCTACAATATCCGCTTCCTTATTTATTATTTCAATGAGTGGTATTTTTGATAATTCCTTGTATCTTAATTTATCTTCTATTGGATTTGCATCTTTTCTATGAAACCCCATTTTATTATACCAAGAATCTCCTGTTGTTGCAATATCGATATAACAAAATTCTTCAATCATTTCTTCCATTAACGAAGGAAAAATTTTAACGTCTAAATATTGTCCGTCATCTAATTTTATTTCTCTACAACCTATTTTACATGCAAACTTTTTTATTCTTCCTAATATTTCCGACCCACTTTTATTTTGACAAGAAGATAAATATTCTATTTTTATATCATTATTAGGATATACGTTTACCATTAATCCAAAAACATTGTTGCATATGATATGTGATATTTTAAATGAAATATAATCTCTAGGTCTTCTACTATGAAATGTTGTAAATACTAATCCTAATTTTTTAAAATATGAATTTAATAAAGATAATAAATATTCTTGACGTGTTACTATAGGTAATGTTATAGAATCCATATATATATATATATATATATATATATAAATACATTTTATATTGACAACAGTCTCAATATAAAACTGTTCTGGAATGCCGGAATCGAACCAGCAACCTCTTGAGCTACAATCAATTGCTCTACCAATTGAGCTAATCCCAGACCCAAATAATTTATTTAAAAAGTCTTTAAACTATTTATAAATGAATAATATAATATTCTTGGCGTGTATATATGAATAAAATAATTAACATTGAAGGAACTTCTCAACGATATCAAATGAAAAAAGTAGAGAAGACTGAAAAAATAAAACAAATTATAAAACCAATCATTCCAATTAAAGAATCTATTTCTCTACTTGAAGAAGAACAAATAAACAATTTATCAAAATTAATCAATGAAGAAAAGACAGAAATAGTTAAATTAATAGAGAAACAAATCAAGAAAAAGATATCTTCTTATAAACAACAAGATATTTTGAAAAAGGTATACAATAACGAAACATTTATCTCTTTCAAAGAAATAATAAATAAAATGGAAACAGAAAAGTTGCAATGTTATTATTGTCGTCAAATAATGAGTATATTATATGAATATTGTAGAGAACCAAAACAATGGACTTTGGATAGAATAGATAACGATAAAGGTCATAATTCAAATAATGTATTATTATCTTGTTTGGAATGTAATTTGAAACGAAGAAGAATAAATAAAGATTCATTTGAATTTACAAAAAATCTCCAAATTATATGTAATTAAGAATATTCTTAAATATAAATATAAATAAAAAACATGTATCCAAATAATGTCGTTAGTAAAATATAATACTCAAAATGAGTTATTATTAAATACCCTGTTGGATTTTTATAAAAAAGAGGATCATCTGAAACGAATTTTAAAGATTATAACTGGAGAAACAAAAATTTCTCTACGTATAGTGGATTGGTTTGCTACCAATTATGCAAAAAAGAATTTTACGTTATATAATATTATTGATAAAAATTGTGAAGTTAGGAGATTCAAAGTGTATCAAGATTATAAATTAAAATTAAAAGCTTATTCAAAGAAAAATTTTGATCCTTTTTGTAGATGGGAAAGAATAAGCATTCCTTATGAAAATGAAACATTTATAGAAACAACAATTGGACAATTGAATTTTTTCAAGTGGACTTTGGAAAACGATATTATTAAATATATTGAAGAAAATTATGAAGAAATAGAGAATGATATGAATAACAGAAATAGCACGAGTAAGAGAAAAGAGATTAAACCAGATTTAACAAATAAATCAAGAAAAAAAAGAGAGGAATTATCTGTTTCTGCGACAAAAAGTATTAAAAAAGAACAAGTAGAAATTATAGTAAAATTTAATTAAATAGTATACACAATTTAATTAAATAATGGGAAATACAATTCCGAAAAAAATTAATTTTGAAGATATACAAGTGATTTGTAAAAAACAAAGACCATTCTCTATTTTAATTAATACATTGGAATTGAATGAACAAAAATGTTTGATTCAAGGAACTGTATTGGCAGACAAAGAAGAGAATAGTATTAATGATTTAATAAATAATAAATCGTTTCATATAACGATTGCTATTTATGGAAAAAATTGTCAAGACGAAGAAAAAATAATTAAAAAATATAAACAACTACAAAAAATAGGTTTTAAAAATATTTATATTTATTGCGGTGGATTATTTGAATGGTTGTTGTTGCAAGATATTTATGGTTCAGATGAATTTCCAACAACGGCTAAAGAAAATGATATATTAAAATATAAATCGGGTTCTCTACTCTCTACGCCACTAATTACATATTAAATGTAATCACATATTTCTGATTCCCATATATTATTTATTTTTTTTATTAAAAAA